GAAGCGAACGTTCTGTGACGCTATTGCCGTCGGTTGTGGTGCTAACTTTTGCGTATTGGTAACCGTTGTAACTAATTACGAAAATACCGTTACCAAAAGCAATTGCATAGCCATAACCAACGTAAGCGTTCAAGTTCCAACTTGCACCGTTGTCGGTTGAATTAGAAAGCGCAGAACTGCTGGAATAGTCGATTGTGATCCACCTGTTGTTTCCATAGGCACCAGCGTAGCCAGCCTGGGTGAAGGTGCGGGAACCCATTGCACCCATAACTGCAAAAGTCTGTTCGGTCAAAGTTGCAACAGTCGCAGGTGTCCAACTACGCAAAATGACTGCACCAATGTAACCAGCAGGAATGTAAATACCGTCACAGTTAGCAGGCACAGTGATTAGGTTGGCTTCTGCTGGAACACCATTTGAATAACCGTTTGGTGAATAAGTGTAAATTGGGCTTTGCGTTATCTTGCTTGGAACTGTGCCAGCGTAAGTGTAAACGTGGGTTTGGGTAGGGCTTCCGCGGAATTCCAAAATGTAGTTACCAGCAGGCAAACCACCAGGAACAGCAATTTTTCCACCAAGCGCAGAAACCTGCCCAGCAGCCAAAACTTGTCCACCGTATTCACCCGAAGCAGCAGCGGTAGATCCACCAATTGTAGAAATAGCCATTTTTAGTTGTTTTCCTGTCCGAAAGCCATAAAGGTCAAAGCGTTAGCAGTTGCCGTGCGAACAGTAAGCACGTCAGTTGCTGCCAGGGTCATACCCAAAGTAAGGGCAATAGTTGCATTAGCACCAACACTAACGTCATAAACAATGGCGTTAGAAGTTGCAGCAGCAGCACCAGCGACGCGCACAAAAACGCGGGCAGTTGCAGCGGTTGCGGTTACGTTTGCAATAGCCAGTGTAGAAATTACCGCAGACTTTCCAGCACCCACCGTGTAAAGGTCGGTATTAGTTGTGCCAGCAGGGGCTGCCTGTCCAAGCACTTTGTAAGTTGTTGCCATTTTGCTTTCTCGCTTTCTTTTTCTACGCGCCCATTAGAAGGAATTGGCTAGGTAGGTCAGGGGCGAACGCAACCCAAGCGGTTCCGTTCCAAACTTCGTGAATACCCAAAGTATTGTTGAAGCCAATAGTGTGCTGCGCTGTCGGGTTCGTTGGACGTGTTGCAGTTGTCCAAATACCAATTCGCTTGCCCATAAAGCGGCGCAGATCAGTGACCATACCAGCGGTAATGCTGGTGGTGTTGTTAGGAATGGTCACGTAAGCCAAAAGCATTTGGTAAATGCCGCTAGTGGTCTGGGTCAATGTTGGTGCAGTAGGACCAGAAAGGACTGCCGCACCTGGCACAGCCTTCAAAGTCACACCGTTGGTGGTCAAGTCAAGTTCTAAAACAATTGCGTCAATGCGGGTATTTCCACCCGCGGTAGTTATTGCAACAGTTGCCTGGGCAGTGTTCTGGTAGTAGTGACCGCGAACAAACGCTTCACCAGCAGCCACACGGACCTGCAAACCGCTGTCGTCACCAGACACCAACAGGTTGCTGTCGCCTGGCGCACCCTTCACACCATAGTCTTGAAAGTTAGACGCCCACTGTCCAAACTGGGTTTCGCTAACGTCAACGTTTTCAAACGGAAAACTAACTTCTGCCATTTTCTTCTTTCCTTAGTTGCTGTTTATCCAAAGCCCAGTTGCGGCTTGATACTTCAAAAACTGCCCGTCAGTCGGTGCAGTGATCTTGACGTTGTGCAATTCGTCCAATTCAAAACCATTCTGCACCTTGACGAAAACAGAACCATTGACTTGGTGGCTGCGTTCAACAAACCCAATAAGGACCAGGTGGTTAGGGGCAGAAGGCTTAGTGGTTCCCCAGCCGCCAGCAGTTGTAGGCGATAACCACAATGCTGCGCCTTCGGTCATACCGTTAGTGTTCAAAGTCCCCAGGGAACCTTCAGTGATAACGTAGCCGCTTTGGTTATTCGGAATGTTTGCTTCGACAATGCCAAAGGTTTTTGAACTGGTGCTTTCCGCGTCAGCCTTTGCCAAAGAAATGGTTACACGGTTGCCCTGTGCGCCCGAAATGTAAACAGCCTGCCCCTTAGTCAAGGTTGCGCCAGTGCGGTTATTCACCAACTGCTTTACCGTGGTTGCTACCAGGGCTGGTTCGTTGCGTTCCAGGTTGCTAATTCGTTCGTTCTGTGACTGCTGGTTAGCAATTAGTTTGCTTTCAACGTCAATGCCTGTGCTGCTGCCAACAGTGGCACCAACACGAACACCGTCAGCCGCAACCACAATACCGACTTCGGTAACAACTGCGCTGCTTTCAATGTCGTCAATAACAACAGCAACCTTGTCGCCCAGGTTCCAGTCAACACCAAAACGCATAGTCTGGTCGTCAGAAGGTGAAACAGAACTGGAAACAATGGTTTTGCCTTCAGTTAGCAAAAGTTCTTCGCCAGCCTGGGCTAACGCTGTAACGTCATTAGTTCCGCGCTTATCAGTAAAAACTTCAATGCGACGGTTCCATTCCGCAGCGGCTTCAATAGATCCAGGGTTAGTGTGAAGGACCAGCAAACGGTCTGCACCTTCGCCGCCACCAGCAACAATGGTGTGGGTGGCACGTGGGCGGCTGTAAGCGTATTCCGTTTTAGTCAGAAGCCCGTTGTAAATGTCCAGACGAATAAGGTCAGAACGGTCAACAGGTTCGAACACCTGGAATTCTAGGTTGTTGCCAACTTGTTCAATGGTGAAGCCCAGGTTGGACAGGTTAGCCAAACCAGCCAATAGTTCTTGCAGGCTTTGGAAACGACCCTGTCCAGTAACAGTGCTGCCGCGAGAAAGCGAAGCCTGGACGGTCAAGTTAGCGACCTTGCGCGAACCTGGGGCAGAAGGACCAACGTTTGCGTCCACGTAAGCCTTCAGGACGTCTTCAGCAGCACCAGTTCTAACGTCGTAGTCGTCAATTTGCTGGGTAATGTCTTCAGTTGCTGGTGTTGGGTAAGCCAAGCGTTCCTTCAAAAGAACACTGTCGTCCAAACCGCTAATTTCAAGCGTTCCAGTCAAGTCGGTTGTGCTTTGCACAGTCACCACAGAAGTAGTTGGACCCGAAAGCAAAGTTCCCTGGTCAGTGCTAACGATCAGACCCGCACCTGGCATACGCAATTCGTTAGCCATAAAGTGACCAACAGGCAGGCTAATTTTCCAAGTGCCAACGTCATTGAAACGCAAAACTGCTTCGAACCCAATAAGGTCTTCTGGCAGCAATTGACCAAGACGGTTCAAAGACGCGTCGCGGACTTCAACAGTCAGGTCGGTTATTTTCATTAGTGAATTACTTCGTAACGTGGTGAGTAATAACAGGTAACTGCCGTGTCTGGGGTGCTGTCCACACCAATAACGGTAATGGTTGAAATTCCAGGCTTCAGGCTAAACAACTTAGGTGCTGCGCTTAGTTTCGAATAAGCGTTGTTTCCTGCGTCGTCAAAAACTTTACCAGTAGCAGTGTCCACGGTGTATGCGACACCCGCAGGCACTGGATCAGTGAAACCAAACGAATAGGTTCCGTCACTAATCAAAAGTCCAGTAACAGGTCCACGAACAACCCAACGCGGTTGAATAGGGACGTCACCCTGGTTGTTCACAGTGACCACACCAAGGGTTTGGCTGCTGGACACCTTCAACTTAGTTAGTTGTGGCAAAAGACCACGCCCAGTGCTGCCAGAACCAATGTTGAAAGAATTTTCGACCAGGGTCTGCCAGTAAGGTTGCGGTGCCTGCATTTGGATAACCCAGTTGCAGAACATACCGTTCGCAGTGCTGCCAAACTGTGTTTCAGCCCCGCCAACATAGTGCGCTTCAAGAAACAGGCTGTCGCCGTTGCTGTAATTAGCCACAACCTTGGTAGGTCCGTTGGTGGTTTGCAGAAGTCGTGCCAGGCGGCGAAGTTTAGTTTCAACGTCGCCACGGTCAGTTCCAAGGACAGTCAAAGGAAGGTCCAGGTCGCGCACACCGCGTTTGGTGTGTCGCCAGGTTCCACCGTCACCCGCGCTGTCGTCAATTCGCACAGCAGTAGTAGGAATACCAAAGCCAGTAACGCCAGTGGTCAGAACGAAGTCGCCAGCGTCAGCCAGTTCAATGGTGTCGCCGTTAGATCCAACTAGGGAAATGGTTACGTTTACCACGCTGCTACCACCTTTGCGCGTCTAATTGCCTGGAATAGTGCTTGTTCTGCGTCAATTGACTGGTTTGGTGCTGCGTTGTAAACAATTGTTGGACTGTTAGAACCAGCAACCATTGCCTGGAAGTCCTTTAGTGGGGTCACCACTTCTGGACCTGCTTCACCAATTAGCCCCAATGTCGGTTTGGTAACAAAGCCACCGTTAGCAAAGGCTGGGATAACAATACCGTTCAATTGCTTGTTGGCAGAAGAAACCGCAGTTTTAGCCGTGTTCAACTTAGCCAAAGCGTTCTTTGCAGCCGTCGAATTCTTTCCAGACTTCTTCACAGCGGCGTCGTAAGCAGCCTGGGCAGTCTTCGCAGCAACCTTAGCGTCTGCAACCTTCTGTTCTGCGGCAGCCTGGGCAGCACCTGCACTAATAATAGCAGCAATGCGGCTTGCGAATTCGTCAGCAACACGCGCCATAACAGCACTAAGGGTTGCTTCCTGCGAAACAAGACCGTCCACAACAGACTGGGCAAAAGCAATACCCTGGTCGAACAACACGCCACCCACCTGGGTAGCCAAAGCGACAGCCTGGGCGTTTGCTTCATTAGCCAGAACATTCAGTGCGTCAACCGCACCCTGCCCGCCTTCAATAATTGACTTAGCAAAGTCAACCGCGCCTGCTTCGACAATTTGACGGTAAAGGTCTTTATTCAGACCCATTTGCTGCAACTTGGCAGAAACAACCGCTAGTTCTTTAGCCTTAGCCACACGATCTTGCAACTGCTTGATAGCGTCAGCCGCAGTGGTCTTTTCGTCAATTGTGTAGCCTGCGCCAAACTTTTCAGAAATAGACTTTAGGAAGTCAGCCTTTTCCTGCAAACGGTCAGCCAGGTCGTCCTGGGCTTTTTCCAGTTTCGCAACAATAGCGTCGTGTTCCTTAGCCAAACCTTGCAGTTGGGTGCTGTAAACCTTTATTAGCGAATTGGCAGCATTTGCGCTTTTCTTCGAAATGTCTTTGTTCCAAAGTGCGTCGTCAACCCAGGAAGCGACCTTTTCCATAGTCGCCTTCACGCCTGCTTCGTCAGAAGTCAAGCCTTCAATAAGACCTTCAAGAATGTTCTTACCAAATTCGCGGAAGACCTTAGAAGGGGACTTGATACCCAGGGCAGCCTTGAAAGGTGCCACGATCCAGCCAGGCAACATATCTAGGAAGAACTTGCCAACGTTTTTCAGCAGGCTACCTGCGCCGTTGATTAGACCCTGGACAATGTTCTTACCAAAGTTGAAAAGCATATTGGCAAAGCCGCTAATGGCTTTCAAAATTTTGCCAGGCAATTCAGTAAAGAACTTGACTATGTTCGTTATGCCAGTGCTAACAAAAGAAACAATGTTGTTCCAGATAGTGCTAAAGAAGGAAACAATGTTGTTCCAAACTTGAACAAAGAACTGCCCAATTTTCTGCCAGTTCTGTCCGATCCAGGCAACAAATTTGATAATAAGCCCGTAAATAGACCAGTCCATAAAGATACGAACAATGAAGTTCAAAGCGTCTTGGAAGAACTTACTAATGTTTTTCCAGGCTTCACCAAACCACTTGACTACGTTGTTCCAGGCTTCGGTCACCCACTTGGTCATTGCTGTCCAGGCGTCCTGGAAGAAAGTGGTCTTGGTTGCAAGTAGCACGATACCTGCGACCAGGGCAGCGACGCCCAGCACGATCCAGGTTAGTGGGTTAGCCAACAAAGCAGCCGTGAAAAGCCAAATACTGCTGGTGCTAATAGCGGTAGCAATAGCCTGGGCGTTTAGTGCAATGCTAAGAAGTGTGACTGTGCCAGCAAAAGCACCAATAACAGGACCGTAGTCCTTGAAGAAGTTGGTCAGGTTAGTGAACGCTGGAACCAGGACGTCATTAGCGAAGTGCGCCAAGTCAGTCATAACAGGAAGCAGACCTTGACCAATGTTGGTCTTTAGGTTTTCCATTTGTGCGTCCAGGATACGCTGCTGGTTAGCCAAGCCGTCGCTGGTGCGGGCAAAGTCGCCCTGCTGCACACTGGTCTGGTCCATAATCACGCCATAAGAAGCCAGGACCTTCATTTGCGGGGTCAGGGCTTCCTTAGTGGTCTTGGTCAAACCAAGTTCCACAGCCTTCTGGCGAAGGGTGAAGTCGTCAAGCAAAACACCAAAGCGGCGAAGCGGTTCTGCTTCACCACGAAGACCAGCACCAAGCGCAAGAATTGCTTCTTCTGGGGTGCTGTTATTGAAACTGGCAAGGTCAGCAGCCAGGGTGGTCAACTTGGTAGAAAAGTCAACGTTCGCCTGTCCAGCCAAACCAGCAGACTTACCAAAAATACCAAAGGTTTTGGCAGCGTCTGTGGCAGCAATTGAAGACAAACCAATGTTCACTGCACCACTAGCAAACTTGCTAATTTCGGTAGAAGCGTCACCAAAAATTTGAATAGTTGCAGTGCCTGCTTCGTTCAAAGACGAAGCGTTAGTGATCGCGTCACCCAGGAAGTTCTTGACGTTCACCAGGGCGAAAGTGGCAGCCATACCAGCAACCATAGGACCAATGTAGGACTTTAGTTTGCTGCCAAAGCCTGTTGCCAAGCCGCCAGCCATTTGACCACCAGCAACGTCACCTGCTGCGGCAACCTGTCCACCCAATTGGGTTTTTAGGTAGTTTTCAACTGCAACAGTGCCTGGAACAATGTTTACGAACGCCGTCGCTAATGCACTACTTGCCATTTTTGTCCTTCGGGTTCATTTGGGCTAGACGAAGCAAAACTTCCGAATTGCTTTGTCGTTTTTTGCCACCAATTTTTTGGGTGTTTTCTTCCAGCCAAGGCGTTGGATACGGCTTTGGTTTGCTTTTGCTATTCACAGCAGCAAGCAAGTCGTAAACGTGGGTTAGCACGATCCATTCGCGGTTTACTGGGTGCTTCCAGTCATTCACAACGGCTTGCAGCCAACTGTTCGTGTCTATTAGCAGCATTGCAATTAGAAGGGCTGCTTCCCGAAGGCTAACAGTGTCCCCAATTGCTTCAATACTTAGTTGGAACTTTGTCCTAAAGTCGTAGGCAAGTTCCGCGGGGTGGTCCTGGACATAAGCCAGAACCTTTAGGCTTCCCCCACGCCTGCCCCCTGGGTCCACGCTTCAAGGAACTGCTGGAATTCAGCCTGGTCCATAGCGTCAACGGCAGCAAGTTCTGCGCTGTCTTCACCCATTACAGTTTCCAGGATAATAAAAGCGGTGTCGCCTTCGTCCTTGCCCTTACGTGCCTTGCGAATAACGCCAATAGGCAGCGCGGTGAACGCTGGAATGGTGAAGTCCTTGCCCTGGTGGGTGAAGGTGAAAGTCTTCTTTAGGTGGTCCTGTGGTGCAGTCATTTGCGGTTCCTTTACGGTCAAAAAATTGCGGTCTTTTAGCGGTCTTGTTTTGGTGGTGAAACCTGGCAGGGCAAGTGACCGCTTTACTCACCCTGCCAGGGGCTTTGGGGCGTCTTACTAAGGAAGAACGCCTTCGAATTCGCTAAACATTACGTCAGCAACGCGTCCGTCCTTAGCGTAAGCAGTTACGGTAATGCCGTAAGCAATTGCTTCGCCGTTCTGGATCTGCTGCGCTTCAACGCTTAGGATCTCGCCAGTTGGAACGTAGTGGCGAATAGCCTTTGCACCGTCAACAACGTCAATGACGAACGACTTGCGTCCACCAGTGTTGGTTGGGTTTAGGGCAATTTTGCCACCGACCATAGTGCCACCAAAGTAGGCTTCCAAAACTTCCTGTGAAGTTTCCAAAAGCATAAACGAATAAGTAACAGTTCCTTCAGTTACTACTTCGCGCACTAGGTCAGCGTTCTGCCAAGCACGAATTTGGTTTGTTGACTTGTCGGTTGTGAAGGTAACGCCGTCAGCAGACACGTAGCCAAGTTCCTTGAACCCAGCGTTTAGTGACGCAGTTGACGAAGTTGGTGCGGTTGTGGTGGTTGCACCGACATAAACCTTGCCAGTGATACCAACAACAACCTTATCGGCAGATAGTGCCATAGTTGTTTTCCTTTCGAAAGGGTGGTTGCCCATTAGGGCGGTTTTCTGCGGTGCAGAAACTTATGCGTTTAGATCTGTGCCTTTTACGGACAGACCAATGTCCAGGTAACGCTTTTCCTGGGTGCCGTCTTCAGACACACGCACAGGTCCAAGTCGGACTTCTGCGCGTTTTATTTCGTCACCAGTGCAGCCCCGAATTAGGGCTTCTACTAGCAGCGAAAGACTGTTTGCGGTGCCATAGTCGTTTGCATAAACTTCCAGGGTCACGCTTGCGGTTTTTAGGACATAGTCACGTTCCGCGTTGTAAGCCGCTGTAACGACCACTTCCTTGGTGGGCTGGGCTTCGTCTGGTTGTGCCTTTTTAGTGGCTACACGGACGTTCTGCGCCGTTACAGACCCATTTGCGACCAGGGCAGCCTTCAAGTATGCGACCAGGGTCTTTTCAATGTCTGGAAAAATTACTGCCATTGCTAACCCCGTCTAGTAAACCTATAAAGTGCAGCCCGCAGGTGGGCTACGCCGTCACGCTTCATAGTGTGGAAGTGTGCGGCTAAGAATGTTTTCGTGTCTGCATTGCTAACAACGTTTACGCGGGGACGTTTGCCGCCGCGACCTTCCCACTGGACACTAAACCCAGCGTCAGCATAACCAGAAATACGCCCACCACTGCCTTCTTCAGCACGATCAGCAGTTGCCTGGGCTTCCGCAGCAACACTAGAAGCAACGCCAACAAGTTGTGCGCGAATTGCTGGGTTACTTCTTAGGAAGTCCGCAATTCCTTCTTCGTGAACGGTTACGCGGACATTAGCCATTGCGTTTTCTCACGTTCACTACAACGCCAGCGTCTAAACCAAGCGGGTTTTCAGTTCCCCAGTCGTGCGCTTCGCCGTCCTTGACCCATTCAGTGTTCCGCACAACAAACCTGTCGCCTTCCATAACCTGGGTGCCATTAGGCAAGTAAAGGGTTATTGTCGCGTCTATCGGGTCGCGGTTTGGATCTACTGGTTCTGAAGTTGAACCGAAACCAATAAGCACGTTCTTCACAGTTACGGTGGTCACCGTGTGGGTTTTGTTGCCGTATTCGTCCACGCCGTTAGCAGCGCGTCGTTTGATTAGAACAGTTTCGTTTCCGCGGAAAAAGGACACAGTGTTTAGTCTTCCAGGTCGTCGCTACCGAAAGTTTGAAAACCTTCGTTGTAGCCGTTGCCACTAAGCCAAATGTAGTCGCCGCCATTCGTGGCGTTTGGTGCAAGGTCAATTTCGAAAGCCTTGCCTGTTTGCTTAGGGGCTAACAAATTCTTTTCTTCGTCAGACAGCCAAATGTCGCTGCCAGCGGTGCCAAAGTTTCTGGCTTGACCGTAAGGACCTGTTTGCTGCTGCCAGTAGGTCAAGTTATCTGGGTTGCGTAGAACACGCGACACCATACGAACTACGGCAATAGTCACGTTACGAACTGGCAAAGTGCCTGCCGTAATGCGGTCCTGGATCTTTGGGAATTCGGAAAGAATGACGGCTTCGGCGTCAGCGATAAGTTCGCTAACCATTTCTTCGTCTGTTGGGACGTTGCTGCCAGCCCAGCGGCTGGTTACGTCAGTGAAAGTTGCCCAGGTCATTGTCTGCCTTCCAAATAAAACTTAGGTGTGCCAGGGGGCAGCCGAAGCCGCCCCCCAGCGGTGTCCTAGGGGGACTATGCGCCTAGATACTTTACAACGCCAGGTGCCTGAACAACCTTGGTGCCGTAAACGTTTAGACCACGAACAATGTCCGCAAAGCGGTCAGTTGCGCGAAGGCTTTCAACCTTGTCGATCTGTGAAACGAAAGCCACAGTTGCGCCGTGGTAACCAACAGCCACAGGCTTGGTTGCTTCAGCGAATAGTGGGGTTTCTAGGATAGTCATACCGTAAACGCGTCCGACCATACCGTTGCGAAGTTCTTCTGCGCCTAGACCAGAAACGCTGGTGCCTAGACCAGCAACAATAAGGTCTGCGAAAGCAGGGTTTACAGCAACGAAGCGGTCCGCAGCAGGGACCTTGTTCTTGGTCAACTGGGTGCGGATAGCGCGAAGGGCAGCAAGTGCCTTGTCGCCGCTGTCGATTACAACAGCACCTGCGCCAGTGTTTAGGTTGTTTCCTGCGCCAGAGATCATTCCTGCAAGAACAGCCTTTTCTGCGTCTTCGCCTAGGGCGCGACCAGCAGAAGCAACCCAAGCGTCGAAGGTTCCAGCAGCCTGGACTGCGTCAACGTCGTCAACGTAAACAGAAAATGCCTTTTCCTGGTCGATAAGAAGCGCAACAGTGGTGTCGTTTAGTGCTTCTGCGTCAACAGTGCGACCAGCAGCCTTGTAGTCAACAATAGTTGGGGTGGTTGCACCGATAATGTTGACGGTGTTGCCCTTACGTGCGTCGCCGCTGTAAGTGGTGGTTAGGGTCGGGATAACGACCTGGTCCTTGGTGAAGGCAGTGGTAACGCCAGCCGCCCACACTTCTGGAATAAAGTTGTCGATTGCCATTTAGGTAACGACCTTTCTTTTCAGTAGTTTTTTAGTGGATACCCAAAATGTCGTTCAACCGTCCAGCAAGTTTTGCTTCCATAATCTGCGCTGGGGTCATTGTCTTTAGATCTTCTTTAGACAGTTGACCAATTGCAGCGGTAGCAGGTTTGCCCTGGTTGTCGTCTGGTTTTGGGGTTTTTGGTTTGGTCTGGTCCGCGATAAGCGACAACAGTTTTTCTGCTGCTGCTTCTAGTTCTTCACGTGAAGAACCAACAAGCAGGTCCAGCGCGGTAGAAGGAACACCCTTTTCGGTTGCTACTTCGTAACGCAGTAGTTTGGCAGTAGCGTCAGCGGCTGCTGCCTGTGTGCTTGCCAACTGTTCCGCAAGTTTTTCATTGTCGGACTTTTGGTTTTGCTCATACTCACGCCACTTGTCCGCCAGGGCTTTATCAGCCTGGGCGTCTTTCGCGCGTTGTTCCCACTTGCGGGCTTGCGCCTTCCAGTCAATTTCTTTAGCGTCGCCCTGCGGCATTGCTTCGGTGGTGTCTTGGACTTCTTCAGTGGTTTCAGTTGCAGTAACGTTTTCGTCACTCATTTGCGGTTCCTTCCTATGCAGGAAATTGTCCAGCCGTGCGGCTGTCTTACCAGTGCTTTACTGGAAGTTTTTTGGAACGTTACCGACAGGGGTAAAACTGTCTAGTTCGTTCAAATTGTTTAGGGCGTTTGTTTCTACAAATTCGCCAGTCTTCTTGTTCACCAGGCGCATTAGATCGTCCACAGGTGCAAGTTCTTCAATGCCGTCAACAAGCCAAAGTTTGTCGCCACAAATTACCTGGAAGAAGTCTTGGTTTTCGTAACCGTAGTCAGCAACCCAGGGTTCAAATTCAAAACCTTCGGCTTCTGCTTGCGCGAAATACTTGGCAGCAGCAATTTGTCTGGCTTCTTGAAATTCAAGCACTATTCGTAACCTTCTACGTATTGCAACACGCCAGCCATAGGTTCCTTGTCGTCAAGACGTGCGGTTTTCCAAAGAACACCGCGGTCAAAATACTTTGCAACGTCAGCCTTGCCAGTTTGTGCGTCAAACATTAGCGGTTTGCCATTTGGCGAAATTTCAAAATTGAACACGTGACCAACTTTACTGTTAGACCATTGAACTTGCACAATGCCACGCGTTCCAGGTTCGTAATCTTCAGCCAGGCGTTTTAGGTAATCGTCGTAAGTGGTTTTTCCAACGTAACTACGTTTAGACCATTCGCCATTTATCTTAGTGCCACGATCTTCCAATTCGTCTGCCACAGTTCGACCCGTGTCTTGGTTTTTCCAGTATTGTCCATACATTAGCCCAGACTGGCTGCTGTTGTTCATAACTGTTTTGGAAGCCGTAACGTCAAAACCGCGGCGTCGCAATTCATAAACCTGGACTACTCGCGCACAGTTGCTGGAATAAGCCGTTTTTGTTACGTCATACTTCGGGTTTGCTTTTTCAATGCTGTCCAGGCGAAGTTCTGGCTTTTCTAGCACTGGCAGCGTTTCACGAACGTTACGCAATGGCGTATTGCGGGCAAACCAGCGGTTACTGGTCAAGTCACCCTGTTCGCCAGCGCGTAGTGCCAAAATTTCAGTGTTGTTTTCCCGAATAAGTTCGCGCTTTTCGTAAAACTTTTTATATTCCTTGGTCCACCACCACTGCGCCTTGCCTTCTGGCGACTTAGGGTTTATTGCCCTGCCTTCAACTTGCGTAGCGTCAAAAGGACCAGTGTATGTTGGTTGAACCGCAGCGTTAGTGACCGTGGTAATTCTGGTATTCGCTTTTTTCAAAAATTCTGGCGTAAACGGTTTGTAATACGGGGACTGCTTTAGACCGTCTTCAATTTTCTGCCAACGCGCCTGGCTTTCTTCAACATAAGTGCCATTAGCCTTAGTCTTTTGGATCTCACGCCAGTTAGCCAGGGTCTGCTTAGTCCCAGCATTGCTGCCGTTCCATTCAGACTTCGCCTGTGTGTATTCGCTTTCAAATTCGTCGTAATAATCAGGACGAATAGGTTCTTCACCTTCAAACAAAGGCTGGATAGTGCAGTGGCAGTGATCGTGGAACTTCACAGCGTAACTGCTAACGCGAACCCTGCCGTTAGTGCTGCCAATAGCCATAAGGCGGCAGAATTCACAGGCACTTGCCTGGGCAACGCGTTGCACACGGGACACGTAAGGATCCAGGGCGGCATTGAACAGGACAGTGTCGCGGTGGTAACTAGCAACTTCGCGGGTAATGGCGTTGTTCATAGCACCAACAGCAGCCTGGTGTCCGTCCTTGGCGCGGACCTTCATAGTCCAGCCAATAACACGTTCACTTTTGGCAGCAGTGTCGTAGTTGTCTGCCAGTAAAGCAACGTATTTGTCCTGGTTAGTGTTTAGACCAATTGCAGAACGGGTTCTTGCCCTGGCAAAATTTGTTTCACGGCTTCGTCTAGCGTCGCGGCTTAGTCCAGCAGGGTTTGCTTTGTTCGCTTCCCAGTAAGCGTTTGCTTGCTGCTGGTAAAAGTCCAAGGCGGCTGTGCTGTTTATCTGCCCAAATTCGTCCAAAAGGTTTGGCATAATCTGGCGCAACAAACCACCAAACTGTTGCTGGTCGAAACCTGCACCAATAGAAACAGCATTAGTTGCCTGGTTAGTAGCCAACTTGTTGACTTCAGCCAGAATACGTTCCTGCTGCCTGGTCAGTTCATAATCAAAACGGGCTTTAGTTACCTTGTTGCCATTCCAGTAGTAAGAACCACCAGAAAAACCGCTGTAATTACTGTCCACCATTTGCGGTTGCTGCCCTTGCTGCGTCCGCTAGGTTAGCCACAAAGTTACGGGCTTGGTTCGCAGCCTTTTCAGCCTTGATAACCTGCTTGTCGCTGTCTGAAAGTCCAATTCTGTTGTAAACAATTTCACTGTCTGGGGTCAGAACCTGTGCCTGGATCAGTTTTAGAATTTCGTCAGCAGCAGCCGCACGTGTTGGGGTAGAAGCGTCGCGCCAAACAGGGCGAACGTTGTTTGCTTCAGCAGGAATAACACCGTCGCGGACCAAAAGAACCAACTTGGCTACTTCAGACCAGGTGCGACCAAACTGGCGTTGGCGACGTTCTGCACGTTTGACCAAACGGGCTTCCATTTGGCGAATAGCGTCAGCAGAAGCAGGGTTGTCGGTCTGAAAACCAAGGTAAGACGCAGGAATTGCTGTTTCGGCAGCAATTAGTTGTGCATATTGTCTAATTTGTTCAAAATACGGGGTCGGACTGTTCGCCTGGAACTGCCCAACGGTTGGCATAACGCTGTCTTCTTCGTTGTAAGGCACAGCCAACACGCGTCCCTGGATCACAGACCAAGGGTTTAGTGGGTTGCCGTCGCTGTCCAGGAACATATCCTGTGGCGCACCCATAACGTAACGCTGTGGTGCGCTGTAAAATTCGCGGGCAACTTCAGCACCAAGCAAGGTTCGCATAGCAGCGTCCGTGTAAGAACGGACAGCCTTGGTAATCTCGCTGCGACCATTAGGGTCCCCAGAACGTGGGTTGTTTATTAGCGGCGCAACAGTTACGCGTCCAAGGTTGTGGACGTCGCGGCTAACTTCAACGAAAGTATTCGCAAACGCTTCAAAGTAAATTGTTTCATTTGGCAAATACAAAGAACCGCTAACAACAGTGCCAAGCGCGTCAGAACGGTTAGCCAGTAATGCAGAAGTAATGCGGCG